TATGTTAGAACAGCATTTATCCTTATGTCCATTAGAAACTTCATGGGACATCTAGAACAGATGATGAATGACAAAGAAACCTTATTGAAGTTTACGGGTAAAATGAAACTTGACGGACAGTTCAGGAATCTATACAATGTAACTAATCGTGAGCAGTTTGATGCTTGGGAAAATAACCAGTACTTAGGTGGTAGTATGAAGTCAATGGCAGTAGGCACAGAAGCACCTAGTAGTTTAGAGGATTTATTTGTATGAATATATTTTTACTTAATGAAAATCCATTGTTATGTGCAGAACAACATTGTGATAAGCATGTTGTTAAAATGGTAATAGAATATGCACAACTTATGTCTACAGCACATAGGTACTTAGACGGAGAATTATATGGCGAACTTACAGACAAAGGTAGAAAAATTAAAAGGTGGCGACATCCAAACTCTAACATGGAGGCTACTTTATACAAGGCCAGCCATGTCAACCATCCAGATGGTTTGTGGGTTAGAAATAGTAATGCCAATTATAATTATCTATATGATCTATGGTTTAAATTATGCAAAGAATATACTCACAGGTATGGTAGGTTACACTTAACACAAGAAAAATTAGAACACTTACTTAGGTATCCGCCTAAGAATATTCCACATTCTGATACAGCAGATGTGAAAGGCTTGCCACTAGCAATGCCTGATGATGTAAAAGGTGAGAGTGTAGTCAACTCTTATCGTAGGTATTACAACAAATATAAAATTGACTTTGCTAAATACACAAACAGAGAGGAACCAACATGGCTAACAAGGCATACCGTAAACGCTACATAAAAGTAAGTTTTCAGAAAGAAGGAGTACACTTCTTCCCTGGAGCAGATACAAATCCTAAATACGCTACAGGAGATTGGGATGATGTTAGTTTCTTAGGTTATCCTCATAGACACATGTTCCATTTTTATGTAACACTAGGTGTAGAACATAACGATAGAGATGTAGAGTTCATACAATTTAAGCGTGAACTAGAAAGAACTTTTGATCAAGGTGTAATTAAACTAGACCACCAATCATGTGAAATGATAGGCGAGTCTCTTATAAATTATATAGAAGAGAAGTATCCTAACAGAGCTGTTAGAGTTGAAGTGTTTGAAGATAATGAAAATGGAGGCATCATAGAAAATGATTTATTTAGTTGATTTAGAATATGTAGAAACTAGATATACTGCCCAATGGAAAGATTGTTTTCCTCAGCAAATAGCAGATAAAACAGGACAAGATATTACAGTTATAGAAGGTCCTTCAGACATTGCTAATGTAGTTACTCCTGGTGCCTTCTTAGACTTTGCAGGCACTAACATATACAAAGCAGAACAAATAAAAATTATCTCACAACATTTTCAGAATGGAGATATTAAAGACGGAGATCATTTTGTTTTTGCAGATGCTTGGCACACAGGTGTCTTACAAATTAAATATATGGCAGAACTATTAGGTATAAATGTTACACTACATGGACTGTGGCACGCAGGTAGTTATGACCCACAAGATTTTTTAGGTAGATTAATAGGTAATGCTAATTGGGTTAGGAATACAGAGTATGCTATGTTTGATGCTTATGATAAAAATTACTTTGCATCTCAATTTCACATAGGTTTGTTTGCACAAACTATGTTCCCAGATCCAGATACAGAAGACTATTTAAGAAGTAAAATTGTTAGAACAGGTTGGCCTATGGAATACTTAGGAGAACATATAGGATATAGAACTAAAGAAGATATTATTTTATTCCCTCACAGAAATGCACCTGAAAAACAATTAGAAATATTCTTAGACTTAAAGAAAGAATTACCAGAGTATCAATTTATTAATTGTAATGATTACAATCTTACAAAACCAGAATACAATAGACTTTTAGAACAATCTAAAATGGTATTCTCAGCAAATTTACAAGAGACATTAGGTATTAGCTGTTATGAAATACTAAGAGCAGGTGGTGTCCCTTTAGTTCCTAATAGACTTTCTTATATAGAAATGTATGAAGAAATATTTAAGTACCCTACTAAGTTTACAGAATCATATGATGATTATGAAGCAAACAAGACAATACTATTAGGTAAAATAAGAACAATGATGGATAACTTTGATGCACCAGAGATACAAGAAGCTATCGTCAGTAACAGAAACGCTTTAGAGACTCAGTACTTTACAGCTACAAATTTATATCAGGAGTTAATTAATGAGAAAATTTAAATATATGTCTACAAAAACTTATGGACATGAAGAAGGCCTTTCATGTATGTTTAGACAACCTTTGGCAAACCATAGTCATTGCAGTCTATTACATGGATATGCTTTGTCTTTTAGTTTTAAATTTGGTTGTGAAACATTAGACGATAAAAATTGGGTAGTAGATTTTGGCAACTTAAAGGATTTAAAAAAGTGGTTAAAAGAATCTTTTGATCATAAACATGCAGTAGATAAAGACGATCCTGAGGTTAAAACATTTCTTAAACTAGAAGAACAAGGTTTATCAGAAGTAGTAATAATGAATGGTGTAGGGTGTGAAAAGTTTGCAGAACAAGCATTTCATTATGCAGATGAATTAGTACATCAACTAACAGATGGTAGATGTTTTGCTATCTCATGCGAAGTACGGGAACACGGGGCTAACAGCGCTATATACGAGGGCTAATCTATGAGAGTAGCTCTAGTTACGGACACCCATTTTGGTGCCAGATCAGATAGTCTAGCTTTCGATGCTTATTTTGCTAAGTTTTATGATGAAACATTTTTTCCTTACTTAGTAGAACATGATATTAAAACTATATGCCACTTAGGTGACATATTTGATAGACGAAAATATATTAACTTTAATACATTAAGGTCTTGTAAAAAATACTTCTTTCAGAAGGCACAAGACTTAGGTATAGACATACACATGATTCCAGGTAATCATGATACCTATTTTAAAAATACAAATGATGTCAACAGCCCTGACTTATTGTTAGGGGAATATAACAACATAACATTATACCAAGAGCCAACGGAAATAATGTTAGATAGAGAGAAGGTGTTATACCTTCCATGGATATGTGGTGAAAATTATGACAGGACTATGGCCAAAATTAAAGAATCAGATGCAAAGACTTGCTTCGGACATTTCGAGTTCGCCGGTTACTTCTTACTGCCTGGAATGCCTAATCTTCATGGCATGGATACTGACGCTTTTAGTAACTTTGACCTTGTGGTTAGTGGCCATTTTCATCATAGGCATAGTCGAGGCAATATTACATACATGGGCAACCCTTATGAAATCACTTGGTCTGACTACAAAGACCCTAGAGGATTTGCCATTTATGACACGGTTAACAGAGCTTTGGAATATATCAACAACCCGTTTAGAATCTTCCACAAAATTTATTACGACGACTCAGATTTCGAAGGGAGTACTGCCATTAGCAACTATGATTTTAATAATATCATTGGTACTTCTGTTAAACTTATTGTAAATAAAAAGACAGACTTTAAAAAGTTTGATACCTTTGTAGATAAATTATATACATGTAATCTTATTGATCTAAAAATTATTGAAGACTTCTCAGAGTTTGAAGATGAAGCATTAGGTGAGGATATAGATTTAGAGGATACAATGACACTATTAAAAGAATATGTTGATGTTGTTGAAACAGATTTAGATAAACAACGAATTAAAAATTTATTACAGAGCTTATATATTGAAGCACAGGATACTTTATGATACATTTTAGTACTATAAAATGGAAAAATTTCTTGTCTACAGGTAATGGATGGACAGAGGTAAAACTAGATCATTCTCCTAGCACATTAATTGTAGGTGAGAATGGAAGTGGTAAATCCACATTGTTGGATGCTTTAACCTTTGCTTTATTTAACAAACCTTTTAGAACAGTATCTAAACCTCAGCTTATTAATACTATTAATGGCAAGAATTGTTTAGTGGAAATAAATTTTAGTATAGGAAGTAAGAACTATACAATTAAAAGAGGATTACAACCGAGAGTATTTGATATAACAGTTAATGGCGAACAAATAGATAAGAACGCTAACATCAGAGACTTTCAGAAGTATTTGGAGGAGTCCATATTAAAACTCAATTATAAATCATTTACACAGATAGTCATGTTAGGGAGTGCGTCATTCACTCCCTTCATGCAATTACATCTAGGTGCTAGACGAGAGATAATTGAAGACATATTGGACATTAGTATTTTTACAAGTATGAATGCTGTACTTAAAGGCAAACTAACACAGCTTGAGAATGATAAAAGAATTGTTGAAGGTGAGATAGATGTTGCTAAACAAAAATGTAATCTTCAAGAGACATATATAAAAACATTGGAGGATGATAAATCATCTAAAGTCACACAGATCTTAAACGACATTAAGGAGACTAATAATGCGATCGAGACGGCTACTGAAGAAGCTCAGCGATTCGGGAAGGAGAAGCAGGAGGTTGGTCCTGTTAGCGAAAAGAAAAGAAAACTTGAAGAATTTAGAA